GAAGATGTTTGTTTCGTTCTTGATACCAAGGAGCTTGATAAACTGCTTAAAGCCGCTGGTGTTTATCAACTTCCTGACCTGTCTGTGGTTGGTGAAGCAGGTGTAGTGAAACTGGTAGTCCGCGATAAGAAGAATGATACTTCTAACGACTTCTCTATTGTTGTTGGAGAAACTGATGACGTATTTACTTTCAACTTCAAGGTAGAAAACATCAAGATTCTTCCTGGTTCTTATGAGGTTGTGATCTCTTCTAAACTTTTGTCACGATTCCAGAATACTGGGTTTGATGTGACTTATTATATTGCTCTGGAACCTGATTCGACCTTCGGATGAACATCTTTGTAACAAGTGAATATCCTGCAGAGAGTGCTATCTGCCTTCCCGACAAGCACATTGTCAAAATGCCTCTGGAGTGCTGCCAAATGCTCTCCATCGTGGCATCCAAGTGGTATCACAACTATGGACCGCTTCTCAAGGCAGACAACACGCCCTACAGCACTGAAAAGGGTGCTTTCCGCAATCATCCTTGTACCAAATGGGCAGCAGAGAGTATTCATAATGCCTATTGGTTGATTAAGCACGGACTTAATCTTTCTGATGAATACACTCTCCGTTATGGTAAGGTTCATTCCTGTTACAAGACTCTTGTAGATGCCTTTTATTTGTTCCCCCGTGGTAAAATTAATAAGGTAGAAAACTTTGTTCGTGCTATGCCTGATGAGTATAAACTTGACACAAGCATTGACACTTTTACTGCTTACAAGATGTATATCGCATCCAAACCTTGGGTTGCATCTAATTATCTTCGTATGCCAGAACGTAAACCTTCGTGGATCTAAATTATGACAAGTGAATTCTTATTCTGCGAGAAGTACCGTCCCAAAGTAATTGAGGACTGTATTCTTCATTGAGGACTGTATTCTTCCTGATGATACTAAAAAAACATTTAAGGAGTTTGTAGAGAAGGGTGAGATTCCGAATCTTCTTCTTGCAGGACCTCCTGGTATTGGTAAAACTACAATCGCAAAAGCATTATGTAATGAATTAGGTGCGGATTATTATGTCATCAACGGGTCTGATGAAGGTCGTTTTCTGGATACTGTGCGTAATCAAGCAAAGAATTTTGCTTCAACAGTATCACTTCAAGGGAACGATAGGCATAAAGTAATTATTATTGACGAAGCAGACAATACCGGTAATGATGTTCAACTCCTACTACGGGCAAATATTGAGGCATTTTATAGCAACTGCCGATTCATCTTCACCTGCAACTACAAGAACAAAATCATTGAACCACTGCACTCCCGATGTGCCGTCATTGACTTCACAATCAAGGGGAAACAGAAAGCACAACTCGCAGGAGCATTCTTCAAGCGTCTCCAAACGATCTTGGATGTGGAAAAGGTTGAGTACGATCAAAAGGTTCTTGCAGAACTTGTATCCAAGCACTTCCCAGATTTTCGTCGCGTCCTCAACGAATGCCAGAGATATTCTACAGGCGGAAAGATCGACACGGGCATTCTTGCATCTTTCTCTGACATCTCTGTAAATGAACTCATCAAGAACCTTAAAGATAAAAACTTTCCAGAAGTCCGTAAGTGGGTGGTCTCCAACTTGGACAACGATGCTACTAGTCTACTTCGCAGGGTTTACGACGCCTGTTATGATTGCCTTTCACCCCAATCTATTCCTGCTGCCGTTCTTGTTATTGCTAAGTATCAATACCAATGTGCGTTCGTGGCTGATCAGGAAATTAACCTACTAGCCGCATTAACTGAATTGATGTGTGAGTGTGAATTCAAATGACTTATCTATCAAGACAAGAAATTGGAGAGTTGGGTAGTTTTGCTGATAGAAAAAACTCATACGATGATGATAATGAATTAGAGATATTCTGTAGGTTTCTTAAAACAAATTTTTTGGAAAAATATCAAATAGTGCAAAAACCATATGGTCCATATGGGGTTGATATTGGAATATTCTTTGATAATGACCTTGTTTGTGCATTTGATCTTGAGAGATGTAAAACATGGAAAAACGACTGGCCTTCAAACTGGAGGTGTTTAAGTTTTCTCTCCAGAAAAGATGAACATTTAAAATTTCCACAATTTGGTATGGTGTGGTTTAATAATTCTCTTACTAAATTTGCAATTGCTTGGAAAAAAGATATCCTTAAATATCCAGTAGAAAAAAGGTATGTAAATGGAAAAGAAGACCCAAAGGGAGTGAGAAAAGTTAATTTTAATCATGGTAAATTATATGGTTCTTCTTTTAATTTAATTGAGACTGAAAGATTTAAAAATCGTGTAGAGTATGAATTAAAATGAAATCACTTAAAACACCATTACGTTGGCCAGGGGGCAAGTCGCGTGCTTGTGCTAAAATTGATGCATATTTTCCAGATCTGAGAAACTATGATGAGTTTCGGGAACCCTTTTTGGGTGGAGGATCTGTTGCAATTCATATTACTAAGAAGTATCCAAACCTTAAAATTTGGGTGAATGATTTATATTCTCCTCTTGTAATTTTCTGGCAGCAACTCCAGATGTTTGGGACTGAACTAAAGGATCATCTATTGCACTTTAAGAGTGTTCATTCTGATCCAGGTTCTGCCAGACAACTCTTTGATATATCAAAAACTATTCTGAATGATCCTAATACTGGAGACTTTGAGCGGGCGGTTAGATTTTATATTGTGAATAAGTGCTCCTTTAGTGGTCTTACTGAAATTTCTTCATTTTCAGAACAAGCATCTAACTCTAACTTTAGTATTCGCGGAATTGAGAAACTTCCAGAATATTCTAAGTTGATTGAGAAGTGGCGCATCACTAATTACTCCTACGATTATCTGATGGATGGAAACAGGAGTGCTTTTATGTATCTCGATCCTCCTTATGACATTAAGGATAATCTCTATGGGAATAAGGGATCAATGCACAAAGGATTTGATCACGATAAGTTTGTTGCTGATTGCGATGCTAATCCTATGGATCAATTGGTGAGTTATAATTCTGATCAACTTGTAAAAGATCGTTTTAAGAACTGGAACGCTACTGAGTTTGATCTAACTTATACGATGCGTTCTGTTGGTGAATATATGCGAGAGCAAAAACAACGTAAAGAACTGCTACTATTTAATTATGGAATTGAAGGACTGGTTAAACTCGATCAATCAGACGAAGGACAATCTGACTGAGGAAAATCCCGAATTGATAAAGGAGTATGCTCCTTATATTATTAATCGCTGCTTATCTGGGCATATTGATACAATTCTTTTTGCAAATGAGATGAATATCAATTCTCATCTTGACAAAGATATGCAATATTCTTTTTTTCTAAATACTATAAGAAAAAGGAAGAGATTTTCTCCCTGGCTCCGTAAAGATAAAATCAAAGACTTAGAATGTGTGAAGCGTTATTATGGTTATAGTAACGAGAAGGCATCGCAAGCACTGAAAATTTTGTCAAAAGAGCAAATTAACTTTATCAAACAACGACTTGAAATTGGCGGAACAAAATGACAACTCAAACTATTGAACCTCAGGTAAACTGGTCTCAGGACCAAATGGTTGAAGTTATTCTCAATGAACCAGATGATTTTCTTAAGGTTCGTGAGACTTTGACTCGCATCGGAGTTGCTTCTAGAAAGGAAAAAAAACTCTATCAATCCTGCCACATTCTTCACAAGCAAGGTAGGTATTTTATTGTTCACTTTAAAGAGTTGTTTGCTCTTGATGGTAAGCACGCAAATCTCACAGTAAATGATGTTCAGAGACGAAATCGTATTGTTCGTCTTCTTGCAGATTGGGGACTTATTACTGTTGTGAAGCCTGATTCTGTAACTGATATTGCTCCACTCAATCAAATTAAAGTTCTTGCTTATAAAGATAAGGGTGATTGGATACTGGAACAAAAGTATAATATTGGTAAAAAAGGAAAAGGTGTAGATCCCGAATAAATAAGTATGAGACTCTTTTCGTGCGGTCTCTACAAAAGTCGGAACACCCTAAAAAGAGGTTGGGTTTTTTCCCTTCCTCTTTTTTTCGTATCTTGTATAATTAGTAGTATCGAATGCTTCGGGTTCGATACTAACACACTCGCTTTTTAAGGAGAACTATTATGTACACAACACTTGCAAAGTATAACACTGGAAATATTGAAAAATTTTTAACTGATTTAGAAAAAAATTTTATTGGTGCAGATGAATGGTTTCACCGTTTTGGAACGGTGCATGAATCTTCTACCAATTATCCACCATACAATCTAATTAAAGAAAGTTCCACAGAGTTTACTTTAGAGATTGCTCTTGCTGGATATAAAAGAGAAGATATTGAAGTATCTTCTGAATGGAATAAACTTTTTGTAGAGTGTAAGAAAGCACCTACAGAATATGAGTATATGCATAATGGAATTGCTCGTAGAGCATTTACACGAACTTGGACCCTTTCTGATGATGTAGTTGTTGGTGATATTTCTTTTGAAGATGGATTACTCACTATTAAACTAAATAGAGTTATTCCAGAACATCAAAAGAAAAAGGTATATGAAATCATTTCAGGAGTTCATGGAAATCTTAAAGGAGATGAAGGGTGATTTTGGGTCTGGTACAATGCCACCAAAACCAAAATGTTATGGAAAAACCACAACTTATGCTATACTTCCTGGAAAGAAAGTTTGTAAGTTTAAAAGAAAAAGATAAATAGAATTACTATCGTTGGCGCGAGGAGCACCTGTCAAAACCAGGTTGACTCCTCCTTTTTTTATTGGTAGAATATGTAGAGGTATGGAGTAAAAATGACTGTAAAACTTGTTCTTCTTAAATCGGGAGAAAATATAATTTCTGATATTAAAGAAGGATTTTTTGAAGACAAACTTGTTTGTTATCTACTAGAAAATCCATGCACAGTATCGGTTAATGGTTCTTATAGAGTTGTCGGTGAAGATGATTCTAGGGAAAATAAGGTAAGTATTTCTCTCACACCTTGGCCTAGTTTTTCCAAAGAAACAACAATAGAGTTAATTACTGATTGGATTGTTACTATTACAAATCCAAAAGATGAATTAAAATCAATGTATGAAATCGAAGTTTTAGGAATTAAAGAAGATGAAACCGACAAAGATAATAGTTCTGACGAACAGGCAAATTTTGATATCGCAGATTGAAGAAGTTACTTCTGAACTTGGAGAACCTGACTGTAAATTGATTGATCCTTTTATTGTTAAGGATAATCCAATTGCAGAAAACCAAAAAATTTTAGAACCTTTTCTTTCTGGATATACAAAAGAGAATACTTTTATGATGAGTTCTGACAAGATTCTCACTCTTGCAGACCCAACACCAACACTTATTGAAAAATATCAGGACCTTATTAAAGAATGAGTCTACGCTTCTACACTAATGTTCAGTTGATTGGAAACCAGTTTCTGGTACGTGGAGTTGAAAATGGAAAGAGATTTGAAACCAGGGATGAGTTCTTCCCTACTCTTTTTGTAAAAACTAAAAAAGAGTCTAAGTATAAAACATTAAGTGGAGAATCTGTTGAAACAGTTCAACCTGGAACTGTTAGGGATTGTCGTGAGTTTTATAACAAATATGAAAATGTAGATGGATTTGAAATCTACGGAAACGACCGTTACATCTACCAATATATTTCTCAAAAATATCCAGAGGATGAAATCAAGTTTGATATTAATAAAATTAAACTTGTAACTCTGGATATTGAGGTTGCATCTGAAGGTGGATTCCCTGATGTAGAATCTTGTTCGGAAGAAATCCTTGCAATCACTATTCAGGATTATACAACCAAAAAGATTATTAGTTGGGGTGTAAAACCATTCAAGAATACTCGTAGTGATGTAACTTATCATTACTGTCCGTCAGAGTATGAACTTCTCAATCACTTTATCAACTATTGGATGATTGATGTTCCTGATGTTGTGACTGGGTGGAACATTCAGATGTACGATATTCCATATATCTGTAAGCGTCTGAATCGTGTTCTTGGTGAAAAATTAATGAAGCGTTTTTCCAACTGGGGACTTGTAACAGAAGGAGAAGTCTTTATCAATGGACGTAAGCACACTACATTTGATGTTGGTGGACTAACTCAACTTGATTATCTTGACCTTTATAAGAAGTTTACTTATAAGGCACAAGAATCATACCGTCTGGATTATATTGCTGAAGTTGAACTTGGGCAAAAGAAACTAGACCACTCTGAGTTTGATACATTTAAGGACTTCTATACCAAAGGGTGGCAGAAGTTTATTGAATATAACATCGTTGACGTAGAACTTGTTGACCGTTTGGAAGACAAGATGAAACTGATTGAACTTGCTTTGACTATGGCATATGACGCTAAAGTCAACTATGCTGATGTGTTTTATCAGGTTCGTATGTGGGATAATATTATCTACAACTATCTCAAGAAGCGTGATATTGTTATCCCTCCAAGGAACAGGTCTTCAAAGAACGAAAAGTATGCTGGTGCATATGTAAAAGAACCAAAACCAGGTAAGTATGATTGGGTAGTGAACTTTGACTTGAACTCTCTATATCCTCACTTGATTATGCAATATAACATCTCACCAGAAACTCTTTTAGAAGAGAAGCACCCGACTGCAAGTGTAGATAAGATTCTCAACCAATCTATCAGTTTTGAGATGTATAAGGATTATGCTGTCTGTGCAAATGGTGCAATGTTCCGCAAAGATGTTCGTGGATTTCTTCCAGAACTTATGGAGAAGATGTATGAGGACCGTGTAATCTTCAAGAAGAAGATGATTGAAGCAAAGAAGCAGTATGAAAAGAAAAAGACAAAAGAGTTGGAAAAGGAAATTGCAAGATGCAACAACATCCAAATGGCAAAAAAGATTTCTCTTAACTCTGCTTATGGTGCTATCGGCAATCAGTACTTCCGTTATTACAAATTAGAAAATGCTGAAGCAATCACTTTAAGTGGTCAAGTCTCCATTCGTTGGATTGAGAGTAAGATGAACGCTTATCTAAATAAACTTCTTAAAACCGAGAATGTTGATTATGTTATTGCTTCTGATACTGATTCCATTTATCTTAATATGGGTCCTGTGGTTGAAACTGTATTCAAGGGAAGAGAGAAAACTACTGAAAGCATTGTCTCGTTCCTTGATAAGGTCGCTAGTATGGAACTTGAAAAGTATATTGAAGGTTCTTACCAAGAATTGGCGGACTATGTGAATGCTTATGACCAGAAGATGCAGATGAAGCGTGAGAATATCGCTGACCGTGGAATCTGGACTGCTAAGAAGCGTTATATCCTGAATGTCTGGGACAGTGAAGGTGTGCGTTATGAAGAACCCAAACTCAAGATGATGGGTATTGAAGCAGTCAAATCTTCCACTCCAGCTCCTTGTCGTAAGATGATTAAGGATGCTCTGAAGTTGATGATGAGCGGAACAGAAGATGAGGTGATTGACTTTATTGAGAATGCTCGTAAGGAATTTAAGAAACTTCCACCAGAACAAATTTCATTCCCTCGTTCAGCGTCTGATGTTCAGAAGTATTCTTCTTCATCTATGATTTATGAAAAGGGTACTCCCATTCACGTTCGCGGAGCACTTCTTTTCAATCACTACATCAAACAAAATAAACTAACTAATAAGTATTCTCTTATTCAGAATGGAGAAAAAATCAAATTTGTCTATTTGAAAAAACCAAATAGTATTCACGAGAATATTATTTCATTCATTCAAGAGTTTCCGAAGGAACTTAACCTTGACAGATACATTGATTATGACTTACAATTTGAGAAAGCATTTCTAGAACCACTCAAAATTATCCTTGATGCGATTGGGTGGAGTGTAGAAAAAACTGTAAACCTTGATTCATTTTTTGCGTAATGGAAGTACCTATTACTGAAAGTGAATTAGATGTTATTATTGAAAAATTAAAAGCATCTAATCCTCAACTTTATGCTAAATTGTGGTCTTATAAAATAAACCGTTTAAAAAAGGAACAAAATAATGGACTTTCTTAAAGATATTGTAAAAGAAATTGGTGGCGAATATACACAACTCGCTTCCGAAATTGATGAAACAGAAACATATGTTGACACAGGTTCGTATATTTTTAACGCACTGGTTTCAGGTAGTGTGTTTGGTGGTGTATCTGGCAATAAGATTACTGCTATTGCTGGAGAGTCTTCTACTGGAAAGACTTTCTTCTCTCTCGCTGTGGTTAAGAATTTTCTTGATAATAACCCCGATGGTTATTGTCTCTACTTTGATACTGAGGCTGCCATTACCAAATCTCTCTTGGAAAGTCGTGGCCTTGACACATCAAGGATTGTCGTGGTTAATGTTGTCACCGTAGAAGAGTTTCGTGGTAAGGCACTTAAGGCAGTAGATCTTTATATGAAGAAACCCGAAGGAGAACGCAATCCTTGTATGTTTGTGCTAGACTCTCTGGGGATGCTTTCCACCAGCAAAGAAATTAATGATGCTCTAAATGATAAAGAAGTTCGTGATATGACCAAATCACAACTGATTAAAGGTGCATTCCGTATGCTTACTCTAAAACTTGGTCAAGCAAATATTCCAATGATCGTTACTAATCACACCTATGATGTTATCGGAGCTTATGTACCAACTAAGGAAATGGGGGGAGGTAGCGGACTCAAGTACGCAGCGTCTACGATCATTTATCTCAGCAAAAAGAAAGAAAAGGATGGAACGGAAGTGGTCGGAAATATTATCAAGGCTAAGACTGCTAAATCGCGTTTGAGTAAAGAAAATAAGGATGTAGAGATTCGTCTTTATTATGATGAGCGCGGTCTTGATCGTTACTATGGTCTTTTGGAACTTGGTGAGATTGGTGGACTCTGGAAGAATGTAGCAGGACGCTATGAGATGGATGGTAAGAAAATCTATGCAAAGCAGATTCTTGCAAACCCTGAAGAATATTTCACTGAAGAAGTGATGCAAAAACTTGATGAGATTGCGAGAGAAGAATTTAGTTATGGATCTTAAATCTCTTCCATTATTTCCAATTCCCATTTCTGTTTGCAATTTTGGAAAAGAATTACATAACTTGAATGTAAGTCTTGTTGAAGATGCAGTACAAGAAAAAGATAAAGATCCTAATGGAGAAGATCATAGTAATTTTGGTGGTTGGCATAGTAAACCAAATTTAGAAACCAAATACGAAAGCTATTCTGAACTTTCTTCCATACTTACAAAATACGGAAACATTTATTGTAAGCAACACGGATATAAAGATGGGTTAGTATGTACTGATCTTTGGGCAAATATAAATCAAAGTGGTGATCTTAATTTTATGCATCATCACGGAACAACTGCCCTTGCTGGTGTTTACTATCCAATTGAATCTATAGTTGATGAAAACTGCAATTTCAACTATACTACTGAGAACCCAATTAAGGCAGGAACTTGGAACAATAATGATGGTGGAGCATTAGTACTTCAAGATCCTGCTTATGGAAAGAAAGTGCATTTGCTAAAGGATACTTCTTCTCCATATAATGTAGATTTTTATCACATCTATCCTACTTCATCTATTTTAGTATTGTTTCCAACATATCTTCTCCATATGGTTCTTCCATTTAGAGAGAATAAAATTAGAATGAGTGTATCGTTTGCTTTTAATTATGGATAAAGTTGAATTTTTAATTCTTAGAAACCTGTTACATAATGAAGAATACGTCAGAAAAGTTATACCTTTTCTTAAATCTGAATATTTTGAAGATCAGAATCAAAAAATTGTCTTTGAAGAAATTTTAGATTTTGTCTCAGAATATAATCAACCAGCAACCAAAGAAGTTCTTTGTATTGAAGTAGAAAAACGTAAAGACATTAATGATACTTCCTTCAATGAAATTCTTCAGTTGGTTTCTTGTCTTGACAATGTTCCTGCAGAGTTTAATTGGTTAGTTTCCACAACAGAAAAGTGGTGTCGTGATAGAGCAATTTATCTTGCTCTGATGGAATCTATTCATATTGCTGACGGCAAAGATGAAAAGAAGAATCGTGATAGTATTCCTTCCATTCTTTCTGATGCTCTTGCTGTAAGTTTTGATAACCATATTGGACACGACTACTTACAAGACTATGAACAACGTTACGAGTCTTATCACAAAAAGGAGGATAAAATTGAATTTGATCTTGAATACTTTAATAAAATTACCAAAGGTGGTCTCCCTAACAAAACTCTTAATATCGCTCTTGCTGGTACGGGCGTCGGGAAGTCTCTATTCATGTGCCATGTGGCTAGCTCCGTCTTGCTCCAAGGACGGAACGTTCTGTACATTACGCTTGAAATGGCAGAAGAACGTATTGCTGAAAGAATTGATGCGAACCTCCTGAATGTTCCTATTCAGGATATCGCAGATCTTCCAAAGCAAATGTTTGAGAACAAGATTACAAATCTTGCTAAGAAAACTCAAGGAACTCTAATTATTAAAGAGTATCCAACTGCTTCAGCACACTCTGGACATTTTAAGTCTCTTTTGAATGAACTTGCATTGAAGAAGTCATTTCATCCAGATATTATCTTTATTGATTATTTGAATATCTGTTCTTCCTCAAGATTTAAAGGTGGAAGTAACATCAACTCTTATACTCTGGTTAAGTCCATTGCAGAAGAACTTCGTGGTCTTGCTGTAGAGTTTAATGTTCCTATTATGAGTGCAACACAAACTACAAGAAGTGGGTTTGGTTCTTCTGACGTTGAATTGACAGATACTTCTGAATCTTTTGGTCTTCCTGCGACTGCTGACTTGATGTTTGCACTGATTTCAACAGAAGAACTTGAAGGTCTTGGTCAAATCTTGGTGAAACAACTGAAAAACCGATATAATGATCCAACCATTCACAAACGTTTTGTGGTTGGTATTGATCGTGCAAAAATGCGTCTTTATGACTGCGAACAATCAGCACAACAAGATATTCTTGACAATGGGAAAGAAGAAGAGTATGATTATGAAGATAAGAAACCTAAAAAATCATTTGAGGGATTTAAATTCTGATATGACACAAGTTATTGATACAAACAAATATATTGAATTCGTTCGTCAAACTACAAGTCCTGCAAGCAGTGATTTTGCTCAACTGCTTTCTCGTCTGACTGAACTTGAAGCAAGTGCTGATGCTGATGTTCCTCGTCTTCTAACTGCTGCTCTTGGTATGAGTGCAGAAGCAGGAGAGTTTACTGAAGTTGTGAAAAAGATTTTCCTTCAGGGAAAACCTTATAATGAAGAGAATGCCTTTCATCTGAAGAGAGAACTTGGGGACATTTGTTGGTATCTGTCTCAGGCATTTATGGCTCTTGATACTAACTTTGAAGAAATCCTCAAGATGAACTATGAGAAACTGAGTGCTCGTTATCCTGAGGGAGCATTTGATGTTTATCGTTCTGAAAATCGTGTGGAGGGAGACCTGTGAGTAAAGAAAAACAAGTAACAATCAAAATGGATGCTCGTTCAGCAGCAGCAGTTCGTCAAGTTCTTTTTGATTCTCAAAAAGGATATACTTATGATAAAGTAAGTATTCCTCCTCGTATTGCTGATATTCGTACAGTCATTCAGGATCTTGATGATAGTATCGGTGCTGTTCTTGGTGTTTGATAAATAAATCGGAAGGTTGCTCTAACCCCTTGACTTTTTAGTCAAGGGGTTTTATAATATCTAAACTTGGGGTGTTCGTATAACGGTTATTACTCTGGATTTGCATTCCAGCAATAAGGATTCGATTTCCTTACACTCCATTATAAATAGAGAGTAGTAGAGTTGCTATTCTAAAATGGGTAAAAAAGTTTATGATTGGTCTATAATATCTGCAGATTATAACTCTGGATTAGGATATAGAGATTTGCATAAGAAATATGGTATTAGTGCTGGAGCAATTGCAAAGGCAAAGAAAAGAGGAGATATAGAATCAAGGACTATCAGTGAAGGACTCAAAGTTCGTTATGCAAATAATCCAAGAGAGTTGAGTGATTTTGGAACTCATAGATTGTGTAAGTGTTGCAACCAAACAAAAGAAATAAAAGAGTTTAGAGTTGCAAATAGAGGGAGGCAAAATTATTATAGATGGATGTGTTTTTCCTGCGAAAGAGTTGTATTGGATAAAAGAAGAGATGATTACAAAGAAGAATTTTTGAATTATAAAAAGACATTATCCTGCAATAGATGTGCAAATAATGACTATAGAGTTCTTCAGTTTCACCATACAAATTCTGATAAAGAATTTAATGTATCTTCTAAAATAGGACAGAGAAAACTTTCTTCTTTAATGAAAGAGATTGATAAGTGTGAAGTGTTATGTGCAAACTGTCATTTCATAGAACACTATAGAGAATAATAAATACTTGAAAGAGTTTTTTAGGATTATGGCGGCACCTGGAGAAGGAGGAAGAGTATATGAAAGAGGGTTAGTTGAAGCACTAAAAGCATTTGGATATGTTCCTCAAAATTATCAACCAGCGGAATCTGACGATACTCGCCCTGATATAGAAATGACTGTTAATGGTATAAGTGCTGGGGTAGAAGTAAAGTTAGATTCTAAAGCTGCTTTTGGTTCCGGAACTGTGGATTTTGATTATGTAAGATTTGCCTCAGGTAGAGACCCTTGGGTTTATGGTGGTAAAGGTGCTAAGGCTGGACAGTTAATAGAAGAAATGGCTAAAAAAGAAAAACTTCTTGAGACAATAAATGAAAAATGGTTTACAAAAAATACTATTGTTGAAGGATATGTTCCGTATAAAATTGAAAATCAAAGATATTTGAAAAATATAAAACTACCATCAAAAAAAGAACAATATACCAAAGACCAAAAAAGTCTTCCCGAAATAAAAATTGATATTCCAACACAATATATTTCAACATATTATGTAAGTAAAGATAGTCCTTATTTGCAGACTGGAGACTGTGGTTTATGTATTCTTGGTAATGTTGACCCACTTAAACTTGCTTCTAAAGGAGTTCCAAAATTTAGACCTCAGGGTGCATACTTTAGAGTAAGAGTTCAACCAAAAGGTTCCGGAAATTATAGATTTGCTTATGAGATGTATATTAAAGGATTAAATAAGTCTCCATTTAGTCTTGGGGTATCTGGTCCTGGAGGCAGAGTTACTTCTGCAGACCTTAACTTTTTAAGATAATCTAAATAAAAGTATATCAACACAAAATATGAAAAGTTTTCTAAATTTTCTAACTGAAGCAACAGCATCGCAAGCAGCAATGCAAGCAAAGAAACTTGGATTGACTGGAGACGGTCATGGTGGATGGATTGACCGTTCTGGTAAAGTCACAAGAACAACCAGCAGAAGAACTACCACCACTCACGGTTGTCTTCGGTCGCTTCAATCCCCCAACAGTAGGACACGAAAAACTTCTCAAGTCTGCAAAGAGAATTTCTGCTGGTGGAGATATTAAGATTTATCCTTCAAGATCTCAAGATCCAAAGAAAAATCCTTTAGATCCTAATACTAAAGTTTCGTATATGAAGAAAATGTTCCCTGAGTTTGAGGAGAACATTATTAATGACAAAGATATGAAGACTATCTTTAATGTTCTTGTGAATGCTAATGGAGATGGATATACAAATGTCAATATTGTAGTTGGTTCTGATCGTCAAGCAGAATTTGAAAACCTTGCTCAAAAATATAACGGAGATCTTTATACATTTGACCAGATTCGTGTAATCTCTGCTGGAGTAAGAGATGCTGATGCTGAAGGTGTGGAAGGAATGTCTGCATCCAAGATGAGAAAAGCAGTAATGGATGATGACTTCAAATCATTCCGTAGAGGAACTCCAAAGACACTTGATGATGGACAAGCACAAGCACTTTTTAATGCTGTTCGTCAAGGAATGGGTGTAAAGAAGTCAAAAGTTAAGAAAGAAAGTTATTCTTTATGGCAGATTGCTCCAAAGTATGATATGAGAAATCTTCGTGAAAATTATGTAAGAGGTAGAATATTTAATCTTGGAGATAAGGTTGAAAATTTAAATACAGGATTAGTTGGTGAGGTGATGCGTAGAGGAACCAATCACCTAATCTGTGTAACCGAAGAAGGATATATGTTTAAGTCCTGGATTAAGGATTTGATGGAATACACGGAAGTTAAGATGGACAGTCCAATGAGAGATGCAAAGCATCCTAATACTCTTGTAGGAACAACTGGAGCATTCAAGCATTATGCTTCTTTAACTCCTGGAGCAATTGGAACAAACAAGGAGTATCTTCAGAAGGGTGGTAAGGCATACGGCATCAATTTCATAAATAAGTATAAGGCAAAAAAGCAAGTACTTGTTAAGATGACTAATAATCACGTAAAAGATATCTCTGCAATTTATCTAGAGCAGATCGTTGAATCAGCAGTTCCTGGTAAACCAGCAGAAAGACTTGG